GATGGTGGCCGTCGCCGTCAGGGCCTTGACCCGTGCGGCCTCGCGTGCGGCTGCTTTGGCTTCTGCCTCGGCCTGGCGCTGCGATGCTTTCACCTCCGCGGCGACTTCTCGCGCCGCTTGCTTGGCGTCCATTTCGTCTTGCCGCTTGGCCCGGTCAGCCTCTGCCGCCGCCTGATCCATCTCCTGGCCGGCAGCGCGCATGCCGATGCTGCCGGCCGTCTGCAACGCCTGGCCAACGCCTGCGCCATAGGCGGACGGGTCGCCGGATGGGCGCTCCACCGGTCGGGCAACCGCGCCACCAAAGTCGCCGAGGGGGATTCTTGCCATGCTGCCGGCCTCAGTAGTTGTACATCTGCGAGAGCTGCAGATTGCTCGGACCGGTCGGCTGCACGCCCCGCACCGCTTTCCAGCCCTGCAGTCCGGTCGACACGCTGCCCAGTAGGCTCGAGCTGACGGCATTCTTTCCGCGCGCTCGAGCAATTGCCGCCGAGTCCTGCAGGCTGGTGGACTTGCGATCACCGGTCAGCAGGGTGTTGTAGGCGTCCAGTTCCGAATTCGTGGCAATGTCGCCGTCGATGGTCACGGCCGTGCCGCTGTTCACGTCGATGCCCGAGGCCGCAAGTTGAGCTCGAGCAGCACCTCGAGTGCGGTCGCCAGCCTTGCGGATGCGCGCGGCCTCCTGCTGGGCAGCGTCACGGGTCTGCGCCGCCAGGTTCTCGGCGTTGCGCGCCTCAGCGTTGGCCGCTTGCTTGGCCGCTTGCCCCTGCGCCAACTGCCCCACCACCGACACGCCGGTCGATAGCGCCATCATCATGCCTGCGCTGATGCACATCAGTGAGTCCCCCATGTCCAAATGGTTCCGGTCTGCTCGGCCCCCAGCGCCGCCAGCAGCCGGGCAGTGCGCTCGGGCTGCACGCCAGTATTCAGGCCGATGGAAGGCTCCGCGCCAATCGAGTGCGCCCAGGCCCGATACCCGTCCACCAGCCGCAGCGCCGCGGTGCCGCCCCGGTAGTCGGGATGCACGAAGAACGCCAGATCGCTGGCCTGCACCAGTTCACAGGCGTAGTGCGGCATCGCCATCGCCATCAGCCCGCCGATGATCCCGTCCGCATGCTGCGCCACCAGCACCAGCCCGCACTCGTTGTCGATCAGGTATTCGCACATCGAGGTGACTTGGCCGCTCAGGTACTTGAAGCCCCGGAAACGCGGCGACTCCATGTGCATCATCCGGCCCAGCTCCACCAGCCGGCCGACGTCGTCCTTGGTGGCGTTGCGGATCATCCTGCGTTCACCGTGAGAATGCGGGTGACAGACAGCACATGCCAGGGCATGGGCAGATCCTGCGAGAGAATCAGCGGCGCGTCACCCCGATCCCAGCCGACGCACTCGATGCGCTTGATGCCCGAGAACAGTGCCGGCGCCTGATCCAGCACGTCGTCGCCGGTCTGCCTGAATGTCAGCTCGTCAGCGGTCGAGCCCGATGCCTGCACCTTGCAGCCGGTCGTCTCATGGAATCGCACCGACACCTCGCTCACACTCATGGCGTGGCCCGATGCCGAGCCCATGCCGGTCTGAATCTCGGGCGGTAGCAGTTCGATGGTGCTGGTGTAGGGCAGGCCGATGACCACGGAGGTGGCGGCGCGGTCCAGGGTGATGGAGCCCGACGCGACGGTGTACCGGCCGGCATAGTAGCCATTCGCCACCACGTCCACATCCTCGCCCTCCAGATGATCCAGCCCGCTCCACACGGTTGCCGACGATCCGGCCGCCACCACCGCGCTGTCGCTGCGCACGTCCAGGGACAGCCGCTCGATGTAGCGCACGTCCGCGCCGTCGATGGTGCGCTTGATGACAATCCACACCTGATCGGAGGTTGTCGTCGGGATGCATGCGATCGACTCCACCGTCCCACCCAGGTCGTGCAACGCCCAGGCGGTCACGTCTTGGTCGCGGTCGTAGGTGACAGACGCCAGTTTCCCGTCCGCGCGCACCAGCCAGATGATCGAATCGGGCTCCTGCTGCCAGCACATATCGACAATGCCCGAGTCGGTCAGGTGTTCGGACAACACGGAGAGATCCGGCGCGCCCCACTTGTCCAGGCCATCGACATCGCCCAGCGCTCGCAACTTCCTGCCGGCGCGCTGCACGAACATCTCCGAGTCCAGCACGCGCACCGGACGCACCGCAGCGCAGCCGTGGTTCCGGCGTGGCTTGATCTGCGCGTTTGTCGGCGCCAGCGGCTTCTCCAGACCGCCCTGCACCGTGAACTCGCCCCCGCTGGTCAGCGCAATCAGCGAAGTCCCACCCGCCAGGAACCGGATCGGGTTGGTCGAGTCGCTGGCGATCTTGAAGGCGAAGGCGTCGTCGTCGTTCACGCCCTGCTGGAAGTCCAGATAGGCCCCGGTCACGCTGCCCCAGATGGTTTGCGGGAAGGTAGGCGATCCGCCGGCCACCAGGCGCTGCTCGTACAAGGTTCCACTGCGGGGGTATCCGCGCGAGACAGACCAGGCCGGCGCGTGCAGGCTCCAGGCATCGGCTGGCGCAGCGGTCGTGCTGGTTAGTTCCTGCTTGATGATGCCGTTCATGTGCGTGGTGTCGGTGTAGGCCGTGAGCTTCACGATGCCGCCGTTGATCTTGATCGACGAGCCAACATCGCCAGCCGAGAACACCGCCGAGCCCGCCGTCATGGTCACGGCCCCGCCGGTCGGCGTTTTGGCCGATGCGGTCATGGTGGACGCCGGGTAACTGCCGGGCTCCTCGAATGGCGTGTTGACGAAGGATGCCGCCCCCAGCGTCCACGAGGTATCGGCCACCCGCACGAGCTTGTAGGGCGCCACAGCCTCGGCAAACATGAACATGGTGTCCTCGCCGTGGGTGTAGTCCACGTCGAAGATGGTCGCCGATGTATAGGGCGTGGACACCTCGTAGGGAGCGCCCAGGATCGCGCCGTCTTTGTAGAAGCGCAAGTAGGAGTCGCCGGCCTCGATGATGTAGGCGGTTGTCGCGTTCAGCACGAAGGGAATCAGCCGGGTGCGGTCGGCGCTGTCCTTCACCTCGCGCACAAAGATGGTGCCGGGCCGGCGCTTGGCGCCGCCATAAATCTGCGGCACGGTGTTGCGCATGCGCTTGACGCCATTCTGATACCGCGCCACGTCCGTGCGGCCATACAACTGCGGGCTGATCTCGCCAGCCGTGCAGTTTGTCTGCAAAGTCGTTACGCGCGGCATTGGTCAGCGCCCCGGCCCGTAGCGGAATGCCCCGCCGAAACGCGCCTGCATCAGCGGGAAGTCGCCCAGCGTGTCGGGCGGATCGTCCTGGCCATCAGTCGAGCGGCACCGCTTCATGAACTGCTGCAGCTTGCCCTCTGCCGCCTCGACCATGCTGGCGGATTTCGTGATGCCGTAGGCCATCGCCGCGGACATCGCCAGTTCCATTGCCTCGATCAGCATGGCGTCCCAGGTGTTCTCGACCGTGTTGCGCCAGATGTAGCGCAGGGCAAGGCTGGTGCCGCTTGCCATGATCTTGCCGCTTTCGGTGCGGTAGTCCACCTCGAAACCGTCCTGGCCGACCTGCAGGGTTTTCAGCCAATCGCTCGGGAGGGTGAACTGCGCGGCGAAGTCGAACGCCGGCACGTCGGTGTCAGGCGCCAGCACCACGCGCTTGACGGCGCAGTTCCAGGGGTGGCTGCGCAGCGTGGAGTCGCGCACCGTCTCGTACAGGTTGGCAGCAAGCCGCGCCCGGTCGTTGGACTCCGACAGGCTGGCGATGGTCTGCGCGCCGAGCCTCAGAAGTGCGTTGCTGCAAATGCTGACGGAGGTTGCCATGTGCTGCTTTCATGAAAAAAGCCGAGAGCGCGCGAACGCTCCCGGCCTGCCTCAGACGCCGAGCGCGTCAGTCTTGGACGTAGCTGCCTTCGACGATGAGCTTTTGGTTTGCTGCGAACACAGCAGCGCGAACCGTGGCGTACACCTCGACCACCTCGGTCGTGACATACGACAGGCCAGCGGTCAGCGACGAGCCGTTGTTCAGCCCGGACTGGCCGGCGGTCGTGACGGCAACGAGGGCGGCAATACCGTCCACGTCGATCACGGTGCCGGTCGCCTTGCTGCGGAAGCCCACGTCGATCGTGCACGATGCGGTGCCGGCCGAGAACGACACGACCCAGTCCTTGCAGATGCGAGCGCCCTTGGGCAAGTCGCCCAGGTAGATCGTGTCCGCGATGGCCAGGGTGCTGGCGCCGTTCAGGTACTCGGCATAAAAGTGGCGTTTGCGACCACCGTCAGCCGAGGGCAAGACCTTGTAGCCGGCCGCGATGGCCGTGGTCTGAGTGCTTTTGACTTCTGCCATTTCGTTCGCTCCTTACACGACGTAGTCGATGGTGACGACCTTGTACTCGTTCACGCGGACAGAGCCGATGGACAAGGGCACATAGATCTGGATCAGGTTGCGCTTGTCACGGCGCGGGCCGATGTCCACCATGCCCTGCATGGCGTAGCCGGCGTGGCAGCCAGACTTGGCCCAGGCCACGGCGGTCTTGGTCGAGGTGCCGGTCAGCAGCTCGTAGGGCACCCAGTTGAAGCCCATCCACTTGCCAGTGATGTTGCCGTCTTGCAGCATCTTGACCGCCATGAAGTCGGCGCTGGTCAGCGTGGTGTCGGACAAGATGTCCTCCAGCATGCCGGCGTCATAGGCGAAGTAGAGTTCTTCGCCGTTGTGCTCGTCGGCCTCGTTGGTGCGGAAGATCTTCTTCGTCTGGATGATCTTGGCCTTGGTCATGCCAGTGCCACCGGCTGCGATCACCTGGCCCGAGGGCAGGGCTTGGCCGGAGAACGAGCCAGACTCGTCCGTCTTGCGCAGTGCCGAGCCCTTGAGCGCGGCGTAGATGACGGCGTCCTTCTTGCGTTGGACGGCAGCCAGGCAGCGCTGCAGGTAGTCGCCCTGCGGGTTGGCGATCAGCTTGGGCAGGTCGAACTGATCGACCGGCACAGCCAGATCGTAGTCGGACATCAGCGCCTGGCGCACGCCCACATCGGGGATCGACCATTCCGTGTCACCGTAGCGGTTGGTCACGGAATTCATTTCGATCGTGCCCATGTCGTTGGCCGTGAAGCTCGAACCGACGATGGAGCCGCGATTGATGATCTTGGACTCGAAGCGAGACTCTTTCTGTTCGTTGGCGGCGACAAAGCCGTCGTGGAACTGCTGCACGAACGCAGCGGTGATGGTGGTGTTCATTGCGACCCTTTCAGTCAGAACACACGCCGGTCTTGCGGGTTGTCAGCGCACTCGCTGGCCCTCAGAAGTCCACAGCCTTGGCGTATCGCTGTGCACTGGCTTTGCTGGTTGTCCGGGTGCCGCTCCGGGCCGATTCGCTGGGCAGTGTCTGCTTGAGTGGCGTTCGGGTTCCCGGAAATAAAAAGGCCGGTGGTTGTGACGCCACCGGCCAACGGGCTCCAACGCCCGACCCACCAGGAGAGATCAGGTAACGGGCGCCGTGCCGTATTTCTTGGCGTAGTAGGCGTCGATGGTTGCGCGCACGCGGGCGTGGTCAGGGTGGCGCGGGTTGCCGGCTGCTTCGCTGGTCAGCAGGGCCTTAACATCCTCGCCGCCGCCACCCGTTGCAGTCGCGGGAATGCCGCCAGCCTCGCGCAGCTCGGGGCCGATGCGGGCCAGGATGCGGTAGGCCAGCGCCGGGTCGGTCATGATCGAGTCGAATTTGCCCTTGTCGGCCGGGTCAGCGAACGCCTCAAACGCGGAGAACGCCGCGGTGAACTGCTCGCCGTACTTGTCGCCCCAAGCCTTCTCAAGACTGCCGCGCACGGCCTCCACGCTGTTGTTGATCGCGCCGCCCACCAGGTCCGTGGCCGTGGCGAAGTACTTGCCCATCACGAAGTCGAATTGCTTTTGCGTCAGGCCGGCAGCGAGCGCCTCGGCCTTGAACGCCTTGGAGCGATCGTTCTCCTCCCAGTGCTCCTTGAACGCCTCGGGCACCGTCACGGCATAGTCGTCGGCGGTCTTGGGAGGCAGTTCGCCAGTGCCGACGCGGCCCTCCAGATGGGCATACGACTCGGCCAGCTTGCGGGCGCTTGCTTCCACATCGAGCGCCTCGCCGTTCATGACGCGGAACTTCTCGGGGATGAAGTCTTTCGCGGCCGGGGGCGGAGGTGCCAGGCCGGATGGTGGCGCGGGATCTGCGGGCGGTGTTGCGCCAGATGACGCCGGCGCAGCAGGGGCAGGCACGGGCGGCACATCGCCACCGCCACCAGCGCCCGGGGTTCCGTCCATCAGCACGAATCGACTACGCATCGCTCTCTCCTTGGGGTTCAGGCACACCGTGCGCCTGGTTGATCTTGTTGATGATGTGATCCAGCACGCGGCGCTGGCCCATGCGCTGGTACGTTTTGAGCACCGCGTCGATGCCGCCGTCGGTGACGGCTGGCTGGGTGAATCGCTTGATCATGTCCTCCAACACTGCGGCGCCGGCCGGGTGGCGCTCGAATACGTCGAGGTAGGTGTCGGGGGTGACTTCTTGGGGCATGGGCCTATGTGCACCGTCGATCGGCACCGCGCAAAGACGCATGCGAGCCGCTAAAATAGCGAAGCCCGCCATGTGCGCTAACACAGGCAGGCCTCTGACCAATCAGCATTAGGAGTGCATCATGGCTAAGACCGATCTTACCGCGCAGCGTCTGCGCGAACTTCTTCACTACGACCCCGAGACGGGCGTATTCACATGGGCCAAAGGTCGCCCAGGTTGTGGCTACGGGAAGAGGGCCGGGAATTTGGACAAAAGCGATGGGTATTGGCGCATCCGTTGCGCCGGAAACTCGCACAAAGCGCACCGCCTTGCGTGGCTCTACATGACGGGCGAATGGCCTACGCAACAGGTTGACCACATGGACGGCAACCGGGCAAACAATCGTTTTGCGAACTTGCGACAAGCCAGCCACAGCGCCAATCAGCAGAACCAGCGGACTGCACCAGTCAGCAATAAATCCTGCGGTCTGCTTGGCGTCACCCTGCACAGGCCGACTGGGAAATGGTATTCCCAGATTCGATTTGGCGGCAAACGCAAGTACCTCGGCAGTTTTGCAACCGCCGAACTTGCGCACGAAGCCTACTGCCGAGCAAAGCGCGTTCTTCACGAAGGGTGCCTCATTTAGTTTTCCTCGCACAACCGGCAGGGGATGGGACTACTGCCCGATATGCACCGGAGCGGTGTAGGTTAGCAGTT